GCGAGCTGTACCAGCGTCAGGTCGGCGAACAGCAGCAGGCCGAACGGATCCTCGCCGCCGAGACCGGCGAGACCGTCGGGCCGAGGTGGGCCGATGACGCCATGTGGGCCACTCGCGGCGACGCCAAACCGATCGCCCGGGTCTACGCCGACCACGGCGTCCACCTCACCGAGGCCGGCAAAGGCGGACGCGTCGCCGGCTGGCAACGCCTACGCTCCTACCTCGCCGACGGCCCCGCCTGCCCGCACCACCGCGTCCTAGGCTGGGAGACCTGCCCGCGCCTGCACGTGTTCCGCACCTGCGCCAACCTGATCCGCGAAATCCCCGCCCTGCCGTTCGCCACCAGCGGCGACCCGGAGGACGTCGACAGCACCGCCTCCGACCACGCAGCGGACGCCCTCAGGTACGCACTGATCAACCTCGGCAGCGGCCCGCGCTTCCCGCTACTGGGCGACGACGCGCCGCCAGAGGCCGAGCAGGACTTGAAGGCCCCGTTCGCCAGCCGGTATGCGGTCGCCCGCGGCCCGGACAATCCGGACCCCGACGACGACATGCCCGAGCGAGGGGCGGTGAGGAGGTCCCCGTGGGCTTCTGGTCCCGCCTGACCCGCCGAACCACCGAGCCCACCGCCGCGCTGGTGACGGAGGCCGCCACCGTCGTCGCCCCCGCGTCCGGAGGCCCCACCCCGCAGCAGGTCGCACGCCGCGGCTACGAGTACGGCATCCCCCGCGGCGGCACCACCGAGAACAACCAGGGCGGCGGCGACCTCGGCAGCGACCGGCGTGAACTCCTCCAGCAGCTCTACCAGGTGTACGCCACGTGCACCTGGTCCTCGGCTTGCGTGGACGCCATCGCCCGCACCGTCACCGCCGGCGGCCTCTACATCGACTGGGCCAGCGACGACCAGGAAGGCACCAAGAAGGCGCCCGCCCGGCCGTCCAACGTCCAACGTATGCAGCAGCTCATCGACTACTGCAACCCGTACGAGGACATGCAGCAGCTGGTGCGCGGCTCGGTCACGGACCTCGAAGTCGCGGGCGACGCGTACATTGAGCTCGTGTGGTTCCTCGGCGAGCCGATCGCCCTGTACTCGCTGGACGCCGCGAGCATGCGGGTCATCTCCGATGCGCACGGCCAGGTCACCGAGTTCGTGCAGATCACCGACGACGGCCAGAAGGCCTACTTCCAGCCGCACGAGATCATCCACATCACGATGGACACGCCCCGGTCCGGACTGCACGGCACCTCCCCGACTGAGAAGGCCCTGCTGCCGATCACGACGTGGCTGTACGCGTCCGGGCTGCTCAAGGAGACGATGCGCAAGGGCGACCCGCCACTGCTGCACATCGACATGCCCGAGAGCATGAGCGACAGCGCGGTCAAGCGCTGGCTGCAGCAGTTCCGCGTCCGGGTCCTTGGCCCGAAAAACAAGGGCGAGCCGATCGTCACCTCCGGCGGCGCGCACGTCACCGAGCTTCAGCCCTCCCGCGTCCCGGACCTGCACGCCACCAAGAGCCAGGCCAGGGACGAGATCCTCTCCGTGTACGGCGTCCCGCCCGCACAGGTCGGAGTCATCGAGTCCGGCAACCTCGGCGGTGGCACCGGCGAGTCCCAGCGGCAGACGTTCAAGACGAACACCTGCGGGCCGGTGGCGGCGTTGATCTTGGAGAAGCTGAACTTCCACCTGACCAAGCAGGGCTTCGGCATCGACGGCTGGACGCTCAGGTTCCGCGACGTCGACATGCGCGACAGCCTGACGATCGAGCAGATCCGCGATCTGCGGATCCGCAACGGCCTGTGGACCCTGGACCGGGCCCGCGCAGAGATCGGCGAGCCGCCGGTCGAGGGCGGATCCGACCCGGTCCTGATCGACCGCCAGAACCTGGTGCTCTGGTCGGACATCGCGACCATGTCGAAGGCAATCGTGGCCAAGGCCGCGGCTCCTGGGCTCCAGGCCGGGGCGTTGGTCGACGGCATCGACATGAAGCCCGAACCGGAGCCGCAGCCGGTCCCGCCGGAACTCGCTGCCCACGCCGCGGCGATGGCCGGCGGCCGGCCTCCGACACCCGGGCAACCACCGGCACCGCCCGGCGCCCCGCACGAGGCCCTGCACGACTGGCGGCACTACGAGGACACCCCGGACGACGAGGAGGAAGGGCCTGATGGCTTCGCCTCCCGACTCCGGCGAGCCCTCGCAGCCGCCTGACCCGCCCGGCCCCACCAGCGAACACCCCGAGCCGCCCCGCACCGGACCCCACCAGGCACCGGACGGGGCACTCACCGCGGCGGGCGCCTGGCCGCTGATCCGCAAGCAGGTGTTCTGATGGCCGACCGGGCACCGACACTCCAGCTCGGCCAGCTGGCCGGCACGTGGGCGGCGGTCTACCGGCGCCGCGACCAGCTGGAATCCGAGGCGGCCGAGCAGGTGCTGGCCGCATGGCGGGCGGTCGCCGCCGGGCTGGACCTGGCAGACATCGTGGCCGTCCTGCGCGAGCAGACCGGCCCCACCGAGACGGTCAGCCAAGACCGGCGCCGACACCTCCGGCAGGTCACCGCCGCCGCCGTCCTGGCCCGGCTCACCGGGCTGACCCGCCGCCCCGGGTGGGCCGGCCTCGTTGCGGCGATCACCAGTGTCCTGCGGCGGGCTCGCGCCGCAGGCCGTACCGCCGCCGACGCCGTCCTCGACGACACCGGCGACACCGACCTCCCCGAGGACGAAGACGACGGCGGCGACCGGGACGAAGACCTGGCCACCGCCTACACCATCACCGCCGCCGCCCTACGCGGCACGGCCCAGACCATCGCCAGCAACCTCCTGTCCGCGGCAGAGCAGGGGGACGACGAGCAGGCGATTCAGGACCAGGCCGACGCCGACCTCAACACTGGCTCGGCCTGGTCCCTCGCCGCCGTCACAGCGTCGGCCGCCGCGTTCACCGCCGGCCTGGTCGGCGCCTACCTGGGGCGGGGCGTCCAGCAGGTCGACTACGTGACCGCCGGGGACGGACGCGTGTGTGTTCCCTGCTCGACCGCCGAGGAGCACAGCCCCTACCTCGCGAACTCGGCGCCCCAGCCGCCGCTGCACCCGTCCTGCCGCTGCACCCTCCAACCCACCCGCACCACCTGACCGGAGGTACACCATGGCGAAGGCTCCGCTGGTCACCGCCCAGCCCCCGGACCCCGCCGTGGTCTACTCGGCAGGCCCCCAGACCATCTCGGCCAGCGCCGACTCGGGCGCGCTGAACACCTCGGGCATCGCCAACGGCCTGCTGTCGGTGTTCGTGGCCGGCGCGTCCGGTACCACGCCGAGCCTGGCCATGTACTTCGACGAGCAGGACGCGGCCGGGCAGTGGATCACCACCGCGACCCTGGCCCCGATCACCTCGGGCCCGAACTTCGCCTTCGCCGAGCTCGGCCCCGGGTCCGGCGGCTACGTCCTCACCGGCACCGGCCGCGTCAGATGGGTCGTCTCCGGCACCACGCCGAGCTTCACCGGCGTCACAATCTCGCTGATCGGGAGGTGACGGTGGCAGCCATCGCCACAATCCGAGGCACGGCGATCGCGCCCGGGGTCTCCCGCAACGGCCGGCTGTACACCGCCGAGCTGCTCGGCCGGGCTGTTGAGCGGGCCAACGCTGCGATCGCACGCGGCGAGCCGCACACCATGCTGACCCACCACGGCGCCGAGGACGACTCCACCCGCATCGTCGGCCGCGTCACCTCCCTGTCGCAGCGCGAGGACGGCAGCGTCGCGTTCGAGGCGGAGATTGCCGACACCGCGCATGGCCGCGACATCGCCGCCCTCGTCACCGGAGACCAGCCGTACCTCGACGGCGTCTCCATCCGCGGGGCCTGGCGCGGCCCGGTCCGCCGCGAACAGCATGAGGGCCGCACGGTCGAGACCGCCGACGACCTGGACCTGTTCGGCATCGACTTCACCAAGACCCCCGGCGTCCCCATCGCCCGGATCGAGCGCGGCGCTGCCCCGGCGGAGTCGGCCGAGCCCGGCCGGCTGGTGTACGAGTCCGTTGCCGAGGCCACCGCCGCAAAGGTGAAGGCCTCGCACGGCGACGTTGTATACGCCGACCCCGGCTACCTGGCGGACAAGAAGAAGCGCTACCCGCTGAACAACATCCGCCGCGCGAAGGCTGCGTGGTCGTACATCAACCAGGCCGACAACGCCCGCCAGTACACGGCGAACCAGCTCAAGCGGGTCAAGGGCCGCATCAAGAAGGCCCTCAGGAACTTCGGAGTGACCGTGACCGCAGAGACCGCACCATCCGTACCGCTCGCCGAGAACGCCACCTGGGGACCCGTGGCTGAGTGCTTTCCCACGGACGACCGCGGCGCCGGGTTCTCCATCTCGGCACACAACGGGCCGATCACCGTCAACATCTCCGCCTACGACGGCATCGAGCCGGCCGAGCTGGAAGCCATCGCCAAGGCCGCGATGTGCGCGGCCTGCGACGCGCTACGGGCGATGGACCCGGACATGGACGCCGACATTGATGTGCCCGCGGCCCCCGGCGCCGACAGCGACGGCGACATGGAGTCCCGCCGCTCCGGCGACGACCAGATGGAGAGCGCACCTCTCACCGCCGCCGACATCGACCTGCTGCGTGAGTCCGGGATGCGGCCAGGTGAGCCCATTACCGCCGCCAAGCTCGCCGCTGCCCGAGTCCTCGCCAAGACCGCTCCGGCCGTCCCGGTCGGGGAGACCACCACACCTCAGGAGGTGCCCGCCGTGAGCGAGCCCACCCAGGCCGTCGAGACGGCCACCCCCGCCCCGACTATCACCCTCACGCAGGAGCAGTTTGAGCAGCTCCTCGGCCGCACCGCCCCGACCGCCGCCACCGAGACCGCGCCGCCTGCGCCCGTCGAGGAGACCGAGGCCCAGCGCGTTGAGCGGCTCGTCGCTGAGGGCATCGCTGCCCAGCGCGAGCAGATGCTGGAGTCCCTGCGAGCCGAGGTCCGCCAGAGCGGGCCCGCCCGCAAGGGCCTGCGCACCGAGACGCCCGGCGGTGCCGCTGTCGGCGAGCCGAGCCCGGACGACATCCGCCGCAACACGAACGAGACGCTCCTCAGCTGGGTCTCCAACGGCCGCTACAGCATGGACGACTGACCCCACCCGCACCCGCACCCGCAGCTTCTGACCGCCACCCGCAGCCGGGTGGTGCCGGCCACGGCAGGAATGGTCTCCGCCCCCGCAGCACCCGGGGGCTTCTTCATGCCCATCTCCCCGCCATGGAGGCACCCCCATGTCTGCCGAGCTCCGCGAGGCACTGACCGCGGCTGGCGCATCCGCGCTCGTCCAGAAGGTCATCGACCCGAACCTCTTCGAGCGCATCCGGCGGTACTCGCCGCTGATCGATGCCCTGCCCAGCCAGAAGATCAACACCACCACGTACTACTTCAACACCCGCAACGGCCTCGCGTCCGGTGGCGCCGTCACCGACGGCGGCGCGCGTCAGGTCTCCACTGGCACGTACTTCCAGAACGCGTTCACCGTCAAGAACCTCCAGGTCGTCGGCGCGGTCACCGGCTACGCCGAGGAGGTCGCCAACGCCATCGGAGACCTGCGAGCCCGAGAGATCATGGGCGCCATCAAGGGCCTGCGCTGGGACACCGAGCAGATGCTCGTCGCCGGCAACGCGGGCGCGACCCAGTACGGCCCCTACCCGCAGGCCGACGGCCTCGCGTCGCTGATCAACCAGTACACGCCCACCGGCACCGCAGGCCAGAACAGCATCGACGCCGGCGGCAGCAACATCTCCCTGTCGCTGCTGAACCAGCTGATCGACCTGGTCGAGTCGTACACCGCCGCACAGGTCACCACCGGCGGCGCGGACTGGATGCTCGTCATGTCCAGCACCGCCGAGGGCGCGCTCGCGTCGCTGTTCACCAACCAGCAGCGGTTCATGGACGTCGAGGTCACCCCCGGCCTCGTGGTCCCGAGCTACCGCAACATCCCGATCGTCCGGTCCTCCTACCTGGGGACCAAGGGCACCTCGATGGGGACCGTCACCGGGACCCCGGCGACCACCGGCGGCACCCTCCCGGCGGGCACCTACTACTACAAGGTCGCGCCGGTCATGTCCCGCCAGGGCGAGGCCGCCGCGTCGGCCGAGGTGACCGTCACCACCACGACCGCCACC